AAAGACCCTAACCACGGATGGCTTTGGAAAAAAATTCAAGGTCAATTCCGTAAGGTTCGACACTGGTGCTGTAAGGCCGCTTTATGTAACTTCGACACATGTAAATGTGACTGCCACGAAAGAGATATACCTAACGACTGTAAGAATCCAAAATGCGGTTGTAAGAAAAAGCGATAAAAAAGCGTTGGTTAAAGCTTAGGTAGGTGGGCTAAATCTTTGTGTATTTCTTGACCTAGCTTGTTAATGGCTACTGCTCTTTCCCAGAGATCATCCTTCGAGAACTTCTCTTGGTCTTTTATTATGATTAAAGATAGCTCTCCTATTTCTTCAAGCTTTTCTTGTATATGCTCAATCTTACTTTTTGGTAACAAATAATCCATATTCTGGATTACACCTCTTACTTACCTCTATATTGAGCTTTACGGCTTCTTTCAGTTTTCCTCCACCCACATTCATGATATAAAAATCTACTTATAGTATTAGCAAATTTATATATTTCTTTTTCTGGCTTGTCCCAAAAGAAAGCATGAGCAAATTCATGGATGCACGTATTAAGTTCTGTTTGCTTGGTATTGTAAGGATTTATACAGATTTTAGGATGTTTCTCGGTAGGATCTTCGCAAATCCCATCACATTTTTCCCCATAAAGCCTTTTATCTGGTTTTCTAAAAACAACCTCGTATTCCACCCCTTTACAGTTCCTAAACACGAAATTGCCATTTCTCGCCTTAGTCCGTCTGCGCATATCTAAATTTACACTCAATAAGAATACCGTCTAATTTATATTAGATTTTAAATTTTTTTTTAATATTATAAGATAAATGAAGACTTATTGTACAAATTGTGGTTGTAAGGTAGAGCACCTAGCTCAACAAAAACCCAACTTTTGCCCAAAGTGTGGATACTCTTTTACTGGGGTATCATCCTCTCAACAAAATGCTCAAATTAATGAAGAAAATGAAGAGGATGAAGAGGCTTTAGGTTTAAATGTCGATAGCGATTTCGAGCTAGAATTCGAATTAGACGAAAAACCAAAACGCTCTAATAAACTGTCCGATCTAATGGGAACATCTGGAGGAGCCCCCAACGATAGCGAGCAAAAGAAAAGGGGAAGAGGCAGGCCTAAAAAAATAAATAAGGAAAAAGTCTGGGAAGACTTCAAAAAGGAAGCAGGTGGAAATCCTCATAAAGAAGCGAACGAATAAATATGCCTCGCAAGAATGCAAAAGTTCAAAAAAATCCACCAAAAAAAAGAGCAGCTAATAAAAAGATAGCGAAAAAAAAACGCGTGTCTACTCCAAAAAAGCGCGTAAAGAAGTTGAAGTTCGAAGACTGCATCCAAGAAATCGATGTAGAGATTTGCAAGAGAAAAAATAAATGGAATTTAACCGCCTTAGCTTGGATGGATTTTGATGACGTATCCCAAATTTTAAGAATCCATATATTTAAAAAATGGCACCTGTTTGACCAAACAAAAAAACTAGTCCCTTGGATTAATAGAATAATATCCAACCAAATAAAAAACTTAATAAGAAATCATTATGGTAACTACGTAAGGCCTTGCGTCAAATGCGCTGCGGCAGAAGGAGAAGATTTATGCGTCATATATGGTAAACAGTGCGCTGATTGTCCCTTGTTTAAAAATTGGTATAAAAACAAAAAAAGCGCATATGATACTAAACTACCCATAGCTTTAGAAAACCACTCTCAAGAAGTGTTTTCTGTACAGAACCAAGACTCTTTAGATATGGACGTAGCGTCTCAAAAGCTACATGACAGAATGCAAAAAATGTTGAAAGTTAATGAATGGTTAGTTTATAAATATTTATATATAGACCACATGTCAGAAGAACAAGCAGCCAAAAAAATGGGATATAAAACTACGGAAAAAAATAGAAGCCCCGGCTACAAACAAATAAAAAATTTAAAAAAATCTATAATAGCTAAAGTTAAAAAATGCTTATTGAATGACGAAATAGATATATTTTAATTATGGAAGAAATTTTCTTATCAGAAGAACAAAAAGAAAAGGTTTTGAGCGAATGGAACTCAAAGCCTAACGACCCCCCATCACTTTTAGAGCTTATCAAGGCAGCGGGGTTTGAAGATAAAGATGGCCGAAGTAAAGAAGGTCGAGCGGTAAAACAATTTTTAGCTTCAAGGCAAATTAAAGCCCAAGGAGCCCAAAACTATCAACCTAAAAAAAGGGTCAATCTAACGGATGAAGACGTAGAGTTTATTATTAATAACATGGGGATGATGAAATCGATGGAGATGGCTCGGGTGATATTTAAAGATGAGACTTTGACCAATCTAAACCAAGAAACTCGAGCGGTCCTTGAGGTCGTACGTTCTCACGAAGAACAAGTGCAGCCTTATGAAAATACTGATGAAGCCTCTATAGACCAATACAAGCCCCCAAAAACTTTTGATCAGTCCTTGGCAAGAATTAATAAATATATGCATAATGGCATTAATAAAACGAAACTTAACATCAAGCAAAAGAAAGACATCCAAGCCCTAATAGGTTTCCTGCATACTTATAGATTTACGCATCAAATTAACAGTTATAATACTACAACAGAAAGAGATTTATTTGAAAGTAGTTTTGTCAGATATGCATTTGATAAAAACGATCTGACAGAAGAAGAAGTAGATCAATACATAGTGTTATCTACAGAGGTAGTTATAGCTTCAAACATCCAACACCGAGTAGAACACTTGCAGATGCTAATGGATGGGGTGGCAAACGACACAGAAGGCCGAAGAATTTCCATGTCTTTAGTGGAAGCTATTAGTACGGCTCAAACAGAGTATAACCAATGTGTTAACAGACAGCATAAACTTTTAGAGAGTCTAAAAGAAAAAAGAAGTGACAAACTCAAGAAACAACTACATGAAAATGCTAGCATACTAAATCTAGTGGAGATGTGGAAAGAGGAAGAGAGCAGGAAGCAACTTATTGAGCTGACTGAGCTTCGCAAGAAGACCTTAAAGAGTGAAATAGATAAGCTTTCCGGGATGGACGAGGTAAGGGCTAGAATCATGGGCATAACAGATGACGAAGCCTTAAATTAGTTATAATGATCTGTAAAGTCTGTAATAAAGAATTCGAAACAGAACGCCAACTTCATGCTCACTTAAAAGCTCATAAGTTGACGATGATAGAATATTATCAACAATACTACCCCCGTTACGATCTATACGATAAAAAAATAATAAAATTTAAAAATAAAACTCAATACTTAAATACTGATTTTAACTCTAGGACTAATCTACGCATGTGGATGAAAGATAAGCCAGAAAATGAAGCTAAAGAATATTGCGCTTCTCTAATGAAAAAAAGAATAGAAAAAAAGGGCATAGAGTACGCTCCAACTCAAGTAGAGCTAAGAACTATTTTAAGTCCCCCTATTCAGTATCATGATAAGCTATTCGGATCTTACAACCAGTTCTGTGAGGGTTTAGGCCTAAAGACTAAATTTGTATCTCCGGGAGAAATAGTCGAAGGCTCAAAATGGAAAGACGCTAAATACAAAATCTACGTAGATACGAGAGAGCAAAGACCTTTAAAATTTAAAAATCGTCAAATAGAAATCAAAACTCTAAAGTTTGGAGATTACGCTTTTAGTAACAAGGAGGCGACCTGTAACTGTTATATAGAAAGAAAAAACTTGTCGGATTTCATAGGCACGATAAGTGGCGGCTACGAACGTTTTATAAATGAAATAGAAAGAGCCAAGGAAGCGGACGCTTATTTAGTTGTCCTAGTAGAAGACACCTTAACGAACTCGTTAAGCTTCCCATTCTTAAGGCATATATCTAAAAAAATTAAAGCTACTCCTGAATTTATTTTTAATAGAGTCAGAAGTCTTACTCAGACTTATCCGCATATCCAATTTTTATTTGTTAAAGGCCGGGTAGAGTCCTCGAGGGTTATAGAAAAAATATTTACTAGCGGGTGCGTTCATGAAAAGATCGATCTCCAACTAGCATACGATACTAAGAAGTTATAATGTGGTACGCTCCAGAAAAATACAAAAAAGATATACTTGATGTAAATCAAGAGCTTCTTAAGTTGAAAGGTGATCTAGGAGAAAAAGAGGCCAAGATTACTCTTGTAAAGTTTCTAAAAGCTAACATAGGTTTTACCACGGAGCTTTTATCAGGAATTAAATTAGCGCCCTATCAAGAGGTTACTCTTAAAGGATTATTTAATAGGAACTTTAGCATGTGTGTCTGGGGCCGTGGTTGTGGCAAATCTTTTATAGCTGCTGTTTACTGTTTTTTGCAATGTATTTTTGAGCCGGGAACGAAAATAATGATCGCTGGACCAACCTTTAGGACAGCTAGGAACATATTTACCAATTTAGAAAAGATGGTAGATTCGAAAGGCGCTGAATTGTTACGGCAAGCGTTTCATATACAACCCTCTAAAAGAAACGACCAATATGAATGGCAAATTAATGGAGGAACGATAACAGCAATTCCGTTAAGCGGAGAAAAAATTCGTGGTTTTCGTGCAAACGTTTTGCTTTTAGACGAGTTCTTACTTCTTAGTGAAGACATAGTCAAAACTGTTCTTATGCCATTCTTGGTAGCTCCACAGAACATGAAGGAAAGAATTGAAATCAGAGAAATAGAAGACAGACTAATTAAAGAAGGAGCGATGAAAGAAGAAGACCGAATGGTGTTCGAGAACGATTCTAAAATGATAGCTCTGTCTTCCGCTAGTTACACCTTCGAAAATTTATATAAAACCTACAAAGAGTGGGTGGAAAAAATTTACTCTAAAGAAGAGTTGGATGCGAGCTATTTTATATCTCAAATGGGATACGAAGCTTTACCGGAAGAGATGATAGACACAACCATTATCGAAGAAGCTCAAAACGGAGGACAAAGTCATTCAAGTTTTCAACGAGAATATTGTGCTCAGTTCACAGATGGCAGCGATTCTTACTTTAGTGCTAAAAAAATGTTTGAGTGCACGGTCCCTGACGGAGATAAGCCAACCACTTTACTTAAAGGTAAACGAGATAAAAAATATATATTAGGAATTGATCCATCTTTTTCTAATAGTCCCAGTTCTGATTATTTTGCGATGTCTATTCTAGAACTTGATGATGAAAGAAAAGACGGAACCTTGGTACACAGTTATGCCGTAGCTGGTGGAGACTTAAAAGATCATATAAGATATCTTTATTATGTTATTAAAAACTTCGATATAGAAATGATTTGTATTGATAATGCCGGTTATCAATTTATCGACTCCGCTAACGAATCTGAGTTATTTTTAAAAGACAACATAGACCTTAAATTCTTCGACTTTAATAGTGAAAAAGATGGCGATAATTATGCTATGGAATTAAAAAGAGCTAGAAGGGCTTACAATAAACAAAATGGAGCCATATGCTTTAAACAGGTATTCACTTCTGAGTTTATTCGAAAAGCCAACGAACACTTACAAGCGTGTATAGACCATAAAAAAATATGGTTCGCTTCCAAAACCTCTGCTCATGGCGACGTCTTTACAGGAGCGACAAAACAAAAGGTGGACGTTAGGCTAGTTTCGGAAGAGAACGTGGGCACATTTATAGAAACTCAAGACGACTTAATCTATCAGACAAAAAGGCAATGTGCTCTCGTAGAGGTTAAAACTACCGCAAGAGGTACGCAAACTTTCGATTTACCTCATCATCTGAAGCGTAGCACTTCTGCCTCAAGAGCTAGAAAAGATAATTATACCACATTAATGCTTGCAAATTGGGCTTTAAAGTCTTATTATGATATGATGGAAATAAATTTAGAAGACCAAGACGCTACTTTCGTCCCGAGGATGATATAAATTCTCATTTAAGGTTATTTTAGCTCATTTTTTTAAATTTTAGTTTTTTTTTATTCGTCAGTGTAATATTATCTAAGTTATGCCAGCTAAAAAGACCCAAACTACGAACGCGAAACAAGGGAAACCTTCTATAGAAAAAAAGGCTTCTAGGAGGAAAAAGACCTCAAACGAAAGTACCCCCTTGATGACATCCTCTGCTTCTGCTAGGCAAGACACTGGGGTAAGAAGAAACAAATCTGGCTCTATAGTCCGAACGGACCGGTTTAGGAACATTGACGAAGGAATGGTTCCCTTTAACTATTCTCTGGGCCCGTATGGAAAATCAGCAACAAATTTAGACGTAAGAGATACAGTCATCTTATGCCAAAAAGCTTATTATAATTTTGCTGTATTTAGAAACACTATCGATCTTATGACAGAGCTTTCTGTAAGCGAAGTTTATCTTACGGGTGGAAGTAAGAAGTCTAGGGAATTTTTTAACGCTTTTTTCAAGAAAGTTAATTTGAAAAGTCTACTTGATCGATTTTTCAGAGAGTATTATAGGTCAGGGAACGTTTTTTTATATAAGTTCGAAAAAGATATTACTAAAGCGGATGCGAAAAGACTGACTCAGACTTACGCTAACACTCTAGGCAAAATTTCAATTCCTGTTAGGTATACCTTGTTGAATCCCGCAGATATACAAGTAAGCGGTAATATCTCTTTCGCTACTGGAAAATTTTATAAAGTATTAAACTCTTATGAAATGATGAGGTTAAAGAACCCTCAGACAGAAGAAGACTACGAGGTTTTAGAAAGTCTTCCTAAAGAAACTAAAGAGCAATTAAATAATCAGTCCAAGCAATCCAACTCTATTCTAACCTTACCTTTGGACCCGAATAAAGTTTCAGCAGTTTTTTATAAGAAGCAAGATTATGAGCCTTTCGGAGTTCCGATGGGTTACCCAGTTTTAGAAGACATAAACTGGAAAGCTGAATTAAAAAAAATGGACATGGCTCTGACTCGGACTATGCAACAAATGATTTTACTTGTCACCATGGGTACCGAGCCCGACAAAGGAGGAGTGAACCAAAAGAATTTAGCGGCCATGCAGAGCCTTTTCGAAAATGAATCAATAGGCCGGGTTCTGATTGCAGATTATACGACAAAAGCAGAATTCGTTATCCCTAAGATTGCAGACTTACTAGACCCTAAAAAATATGAAGTGGTAGATAGAGATATACAAATGGGTTTAAATAATGTTTTAGTAGGGGGAGAAAAATTCGCTAACCAAAGCGCAAGAATCGATGTGTTTATAGCTAGACTAACCCAAGCGAGAGAAACTTTTATTAACGACTTCTTAATGCCTGAAATTAAATCTATAGCTAAAAAATTAGGCTTAAGAAATTATCCTACTCCAATTTTTGAAGACATTAAATTGAAAGACCCTTATAACAACAATAGAATCTATAGTCGTTTAATTGAGTTAGGTATTTTAACACCAGAAGAAGGTTTAGAGGCTTTGCAGAGCGGTAGATTACCGACTAAAGAAGAATCTCTTGAGTCTCAAAAAGAATATGTAGACTACAAAGAGGAAGGCTTGTTCGCGCCTATAGCACCAAATCAAGACGCTGAAGAAGGCTCTAGTCAAACAGGCAGTGGTAGACCCAACGGGACGACCAGCCCTCAAAACACAAAAACTATCAAACCGATAGGTGAAGGAGTGGGAAAGGAAATTTTTTCTCTTGAGAAGGTTAAAGATAACATGATTTTAGCCCAAAAATTAAATAATAAAATTGAGACAGAGCTTAAGAAAAAACACGAGCTTAAAGAATTGTCTCGAGAGCAATTAAATATAGCTTCTCAAATAGCAGACATAATCATAGTGAACGAAGAGCCTAAGTCTTGGATAAGAAAAGCTAAGAGCTATTTAAATAAGCCCGTAGATAAAAATTTAGATAAGGTCAAAGAGGTTCAAAAGCTTGCTGCTGACCATCAGGTTGATGAATATTTAGCGGGTATATTATATGTTAGTAAAAAGTAATTATGTTGCGAAACCGAATCATTCACCAGAATGAGCTTCTGTATGTTGGACACGCTTTAGAATCCGGTCAAACATATTCTGCCCCTATCGTTACTAATCTAGATAAAGTCCAGTCTATCTCTTACGAATTCGCTTATGGTAGGTCTGAAGTTTCTGTAGTTGGAGAATCTAGCCCCGTTGATAGGCCCGTTAATTCTAGCCCTATAACAAATTTAAATATCGATTATTTAATTGGCTCTTTCCATAATGAAAAACACTTAGGAATGAAAATTACGCCTCAAGGTTTTAGTTCTAGTTTTGCTTTATTAAGCGGTTTAGCAGACGAAACAGATAGAAGTAACGATAGGAGAAATCTATATTTAGTTACAAGCGAACAGGGCGTAGATGTGATGGAGGGGCAAACCGGGAACATAAGCGGGGTGCTATGTTTTCACGATTGTCAAATAAATAGTTACAATGCTAGTTTTACAGTAGGCGACTTACCTAGGGCTTCAATATCTTTGCAAGGGGTAAACGCAAGTTACTTTAGTTCGGGCTCAGGTTTAGATGTAAAAGTCTTGGATAGAAAAACTGCGGACACGGCAGATACTATAGATGTTTCCATACCCATGTCAGGGAACCAGATTTCTTTTTCAGAGACTTTTATTCCCGGAGAGATTAATGTAGAATTCTATAACTCTGACGGTAGCCCTATAGCGACCACTGGATTTACTCCGATCACAAACCAAAAAGTCCAATCTTTTGATTTAAGTTTTTCCATTAATAGAAATGAAATTAATTTAGTTGATCATAAGATTAATTATGACAGATTGTTGTCTACCCCAATTATAGGAACAAGCTCTATGTCAATTATAGATCACGGAACTCAATCTGGAGACTTATCCGACGTTCTTAATAACTCTGAAGAGTATAAGATAATAACTAAAATAATGCATAACTCTGCTCATAAAATGAGCTTTACTCTCAATAAAGTAAAAATAGATAAAATAAGTTACTCTCACTCTATAGGCGACAAGAAAATGATTAACCTTGCCCTCTCTTTCCCTATTGACCCGTTCAATGAAAACAAAAGCCTTAATTTCAGTGGTGCTTATTATTAGTGTAAAGACTAATGGTAATCACCATGAATGAAGAAAGCCAAAATAAAACAACACCTTTAAACGAATATCAATACGGCTCCCCGGACTTAATTGTGCCTGATATTCCTATGCCTGCTCCTCCGGAACCTAAGAAAGAAGTCGTAGATAAAGTCGATGGAGCTTTTCGGTTTGCTTTTGTCGGAGCGGGACAAGGCGGCTCTAGGATTGCAGAGATTTTTCACAAACTAGGCTATCGAAAAATAGCCGTCATGAATACCGCTCAGCAAGATTTAAATTTAATAAAAGTAGAACATAAACTATGCATAGGTGACGGTGGTGCGGGCAAAGAGCCTTCTGTAGCAAGAAAAAAGTTTGATGAAAGAAAAGAAGACGTTTTTGATTTTCTGAGAGATTCTTTAGGAGAAGGCGTTGATAGATATTTTATTTGTGCGGGCGCTGGAGGGGGAACGGGCGCGGGGACGGTGATGCCTTTAATTGAAACTGCTTCAGAATTGCAAAAATCTCAAGGGTCTTCAACCGATAAAGTAGGAGTAATTTTAGCTTTACCAAAAGTCTCAGAAGGGACAAAAGTTAATGCTAATGCTTATCAGGTTTTAGAAGAAGTATACAGCGCTGTAGAAAGCGGCTTAGTCTCTCCTTTGGTTGTTGTCGACAACGAAAAAATAAATAAACTTTACCCCGGTCTTGGCGTGGCTCCGTTTTGGCAAACAGCTAATATGAGTATAGCTGGACTATTCCATTTGTTCAATAATACTGCTACTAAAGACAGTTCTTTTTCTACTTTTGACACAAACGACTACAAACAGGTTCTCGATTCAGGCATGATAGTTTTCGGAGCTACCCAAATAATGCAATGGGAAAATCCAAGCGATATAGCTCAAGCAGTTAGAGACAACTTAAAAACTAATGTCCTTTCGGGAGGTGTAGACTTATCTACTGGCACTAGCGCAGGAGTAATCATGATAGGGGGGAACGAGGTCTTAAATAACGTTCCTCAGGATCACCTAGATAAAGCATTTGAACAATTTACTAGAATACTAGCAAATGGTAGCGTGGTGCATAGAGGTATCTATAGCGGTAACAAAGATAATCTAACAGCTTATACCATGATTGGGGGCTTAGGTAAACCTCATGAGAAGCTGGAAGAACTTAAAAAACATGGAGGGCTTTTATAATATGTCAATCGAATTGATAACAATGGCTGCTGGAGGAATAACCGGCTTTATCTTCAGATACTTAGCTGAACGAGCAAAAGAGAGAGCAGAGATTTATAAAATGGCCTTAGGCATTAAAAAAGCCCAAGACGATTCTGCTGATAGAGCGGCTAAGAGGGTTCCAATAGATGCTGGTAAGTGGGTTAGAAGAGCTATAGTTTGCGCTATACTATTTGCAGTTGTTTTAGCTCCATTCATTTTATCTTTATTAGGTCATTCTACAATCGTGCAGATAGAGACAGAAGCTCCAACTTGGTTCTTCGGTCTATTTGGGGGAGGCACGGAAGTTTTATTTGTAGAGATGAAAGGTTACTTAATGGTCCCAGAAGTGAGGCAAGCTTTGACAGCGATCATAGGATTTTATTTTGGGAACGCAGCAGCTAAAACGAGGTGAAATTAAACTGTTATTCGGGCTTTCTATTATGAAGCTATTTATTCTATCTTTACTTGTGCTCATCGGTTGTTTGTCGGGTTGTAAAACAGGAGGATCTTGGGTTAAGTCCGCCTCTCCAAATATTAAGGTTATCTCGCCAAGCGATTTAATAAAGAACCCGAACGGAACTTTCCGTTTGAAAGATGGCAATACCCTTCCCGAAAAAGAAAAAGTTACTTCGAAAGAAATACCTCCGCCTAAAAAAGTCAACAAGCCTCAGGTAATTAACGAGCCTCAAAAAACAGAAAATAAAATTGTTAGCGAAAAAGTTAAGCTTCAGGGCGCGAAATCTAAACCTACCGCTCCAGCTAACTCTAGCGTAAAACCCCAACCTTTTCCTTCTGACCAAGTCAAAGCCTCCGGAAGCGAGACTGCTTTTGAGCCAACCGTAACTGACATAAGGATGAATATTGTGCCTAAAAATACAGAGCCTAAAGGAAAAGTTGACAAATCAATCGATACCGTTATTATAGAGGAAGAAAAAATGAAAATAGATTGGGCAGGATTATTTATGTTTTATTTCATGGCAATTATGATATTGATCATGAGTTGGATGGTTTACGACTTAATAAAAGACTTTTTGTACAATAAGAAAAGGAATAAAGAAATAAACCCTTTTAAAAAAGAAGAAGCTAAAAAGCCCCTCTATGGCGCAAAAGGTCGCAAAAGACGTCGAAAAGAATAAAAATCATTTCTTATCGTTTCCGAGAGTCGTAGTTTTATTTTACGGCTCTTTTTTTTATGGTGTAATAAAAAAATAGGATTATTTGTTATGAAATATTTAAAAGAAGCGCCAAGCCACATCTGGACGTTCATACATAAACATACTAACGTAGTTGTCACCGTTTTAATTTGTTTGTGTTTTTTCTTCTTCTATAAAATATCTAACGACACGAAGCATTACGAAAAATTACATAATCTTCAAATGGAAAACGTAATGCTGTCCAATGAGTTAGGACAAGCGATTGACATGATCACTGAACAAGGAAGACATGTAAATAAAATAGAAGAGAGTCTAGAGCTGAGAACGCAGCAATTAAATGAAGCTGCAGCGTTTGTAAATTTTCTAATCGAGAAGTTAAAGAGTTTAGGAGAATGGCCCCCTAAAGAGGACCCATCCCCAAAACCCGGTAATCCTACCAGAAGCGAAGCTTAAGGAAGGATAACCATGAAAGAAAATGTACGCTTGTATACCAAGCAAAATAGGCATTGGTGGTCTCATGAGAAAAATACCAAATGGGCCATACAAGATAAAGAAGGGTATTGGTGGCTTGTCGGTGGTTCTGAATTTCCAGAAAAGAAAATAGAAGAAAAAGAAATGAAATGCGGACTTCCTCCAACCTTCGATTTAAAGACTCTTGTTTGGAGAATATTTCTAGGGGCGCTTATCGGAACTTTCATCGGTATAGTCATAGGTTTAATTATCCTTTCATTATGAGTAAATACATAATATACTTCATAATAATTTCTTATTTATCTTTATTTAATATAGGATGTTCTCTTTTTCGTCCAGACTCTTTAAGTAGAGAAGATGGCTACTACACTCAACATCTCCAATCTTGTGGCCCTAGGGCTGCTCAAAAAGCTATTCAGAATTTAAAGAAGCACGGAGTTTGGGATGAGAGATATATAACCGTTTTAGAGGTAGGCAAAAAAATACAAAATAATGGAGGTAACGCTTCTAGGCTCTTTTTATCTTTGTTCAACCATAGAACCATGCAAATAACCTTTCCTTACGAGATGGAAAGATTTTTTG